AATGATAGAGCTATTACAATTGCGCGATAGTTTAAGGAATGAGGTTGCGATGGAACGTAAGGCTGAAAAGATTAGGCAAGGTCTTGGCAATCCAGGTTTAGCAAAAGTGAGGTTTGTCTAATGGCATTTTTGGGATTTGGCCGCACTAAAGTTTTAAAGCGCCAGTTAGAAGAAGCAAGTAAAAGAAATGTGCTGTTGAAGCGAGCGTATGCTGCTGCGCAAAACAATAGATTAACTTCTGATTGGATCAGCCAAGCAACCTCCGCTGATAGCGAAATTCGCGGCGGGATAAGGGTGCTGCGCAATCGTGCTAGGCAACTGGTACGAGATTCTGATTTTGCAAGATCTGCGCTTCGTGCTGTACGCAATAACGTGGTGGGCACTGGCATCAAGATGCAAGCGCAGGTAAGTATGCAGCGCGGGGGGAGGCTTGCAGAAGATATCAATAGCAAGATTGAGCAAGAGTGGGCCTATTGGGGTTGTGCTAAGCGATGTAACACTGCAGGTAAATTAAGCTGGTATGACATCCAGCGGTTAGCTATTGCATCAGTACTGGAATCTGGCGAAGTATTTATTAGATTTGTAAAACAACCTTTTGGCGGCAGCAAAGTGCCATTAGGCCTTGAGGTGATTGAATCAGATCTATTGGATGATGACTATAGCGGCATTGAGAAGAATGGCAATGAGGTGAGAATGGGTGTTGAAATAGATAAGTGGGGCCGCCCTGTTGCTTATCACTTCTATGACTACCACCCTGGCGATTATTTATTTAGCTATGCGCAAAAAGCAGCTAAGAAGCGCGTTCGTATTCCTGCAGAAGATGTTCTGCATTTGTATTTAATTGAACGCCCTGGGCAGACAAGAGGCATTAGTGCATTTGCATCAGCAATCTTGCGCTTGCGCAACCTCAGCGGTTACGAGGAGGCGGAGATTGTAGCTGCTCGCGCCAGCAGCAGCATGATGGGATTTGTGAAAACGCCTGACCAAGAATTGTTCGAAGACGGCACCCAGGACAACGAATCAGTCCTTGATTTCTCGCCTGGCAGCATAAGGCGATTGGCACCAGGAGAGGAGATGCAATTCTTCACACCCAACCGCCCTGATGATGCATTTACACCATTTGTTCAGCAAATGCTACGTGCTGTAGCGGCTGGCATTGGTTGTTCTTATACGCAAGTATCAAGCGACTTTTCGCAAAGCAACTACAGCTCATCTCGGCTTGAGCTAATAGAAACCAGAGCACATTACAAAACTTTACAGCAATATTTGATTGAGTCTTTATGCGAGATGGTGTATGAGAAGTGGATGGATATGGCGGTAATGAGCGGTGTGTTGGATCTACCTGGATTCGATAGCAACCCAGAACGTTATTACGAAAGCAAGTGGATTGCACCGGCAGCGCAGTTTGTTGATCCACAAAAAGAAGCCGCTGCGTATAAAGATTTAATTCGCAGCGGGATCATGACGTTGTCGCAAGTGATAGCACTGCATGGCGGTGACTTTGAGGATCAAATGCGGCAACGGCAGCATGAATTAGCGGTAGCTGATGAGCTTGGCATTGTATTAGACACAGACCCTTCGCAAGTTTCAAGTAACGGCATTTCGCAATCTGTGCCTTATCCACCAACACAACATCCGTTAGAGCATCCCGCAGGAGAAGACTCTGAGGAGGATGCAAGCTAATGGAAGAGTCAAGTAACATGATCGGCATGGAGCCAACCGCAGAGGATCTCACCATGGATGATGCAACAGAAGATCGCGCAGAACCTAATGCCTTAAAAACCGGCGATTTTGTTGAATGGGGCAGCAGTGGCGGAACTGCTCGCGGCAAAATCACACGCATCCTTAGAGATGGCACCCTTGAAGTCCCCAATTCTTCTTTCAGCATCACCGCAACAGAAGAAGATCCAGCGGCCTTGATTCGTATTTACCGCCAAGGCGCTAATGGCTATGAAGAAACTGACCGTCTGGTAGGCCATAAATTCTCAACGCTAAGCAAAATTGCAGCATTGCGATTCTTTGATGGCAATGCAGTAACTCGCTCTGTGAGTACTGAATTTAAGATGGCGAACGAAGGTGATCGCATTCTTGAATTTTCTTTTGCCAGCGAAAAGCCAGTAGAGCGTTACTACGGCATGGAAGTATTGAGCATGGATGAGAAATCCATGGATCTAAGCAGGTTGAACGATGGCGCCCCACTGCTTTATCAGCATGATGCAGATCGCATTATTGGCGTAGTGCAAAAGGCATACATCAAAAACAAAAGAGCTTATGCAAAAGTAAAGCTTGCCAATAACGAGCTTGGCCGTGAGATGCAAGAGTTGATAAAAGATGGAATTATGCGTAATGTAAGTTTTGGTTATAAGATTACGCAGATGGAAACTGATGAGTCAACCTCACCTGTGACTTATCGCGCAACAGGATTTCAACCCTTTGAACTTTCTCTAGTGACGGTGCCTGCAGATGAGTCAGTCGGAATAGGCCGTGCCTTCTATCATAAAGAAGTCACGGAAACGGCCTCAGCCGTTCAAAAACAACCTACCGGAGTAACAACAGTGGATCAAACCCTCAACCTTGAGGCTGTCCGCGCTGAGGCCGCTCAGGCCAAAGCAAAGGAAGCCGCCGAAATGATTGCTCTTGGGCAACGCACCAAGAACATGGAAATGGCTTCAGAGTTTATTGCTAACTCCCGTGGCCTTGAGGAGTTGCGTTCTGCACTTCTTGAGAAGATGGGTGTACAAGAAAAGCCTTTGAATCCTGCTGATGCAGAGATTGGCTTGAACGAAAAAGAGAAGCGCAACTTCTCCTTTGTTCGCGCTCTCAACGCAATGGCTCATCCCAATAGCCCTGAGGCGCAAAGAGCTGCTGCGTTTGAAATTGAAGTTAGCCGCGCTGCACAAAAGCAGTCTGGCAAGGAAGCCCGTGGCATCCTGATCCCTGCTGATGTGCTTGGTTATGGCCGCCGCGACCTAACCGTAGGTAGCGCATCTGCTGGTGGCGATCTGGTTGCAACTGAGCTGATGAGCGAAAGCTTCATCGATCTGCTGCGTAAAGCTTTAGTACTGCAAGGTGCTGGCGCGACAATCATGACTGGCCTGCAGGGCATGGTGGCTCTTCCACGTCAATCAGGCGGTGCAACTGTTTACCACGTTGCAGAATCCAGCAGCATCACCGAATCAGCTTTAACAGTTGATCAGGTAACAATGCAGCCACGCACAATTGGTGCTCTCACCGATTATTCGCGTCGTCTGTTGCTGCAATCCAGCATCGACATTGAGAACCTTATCCGTCGCGATCTAGCTCAAAGCATTGCTATTGAGGTAGAGAGCCAAGCGATTAACGGCACCGGCACCGGCTCCTATCCACTAGGCATCTTGAATGTCACCGGGATTAACACTGAGTCTGGCGTTGCTGCTTTCAGCGACTATGTAAATGCTGAGGCAAGTCTCAGCACCGACAACGCATTGCTGGGCAGCCTTGGTTATCTGATGAACTCTGCATTACGCGGAACTCTGAAGACTACCGAAAAAGCCGCTACCACCAATGGCGTATTTGTTTACGAAGCTGACAACACCATCAATGGTTATTCAGCTTATGTATCCAACTCAATGCCAAACTCCACCGCGATCTTCGCTAACTTCAGCGACATCTTGATGGGCTTCTGGAGTGGCTTGGACATTATGGTTGATCCTTACACAGGATCAGCTTCTGGCACCGTTCGTGTGACTGCCATGCAGGATTACGACATTGCAATTCGTCATCCTGAGTCCATCTGCAAACTGTCCTGATAACTGAGGAGTAGCAATGCGTATTGAGATTCTGCGAAACACCATTGTTGACCTGCAACAGGTGAAGGTTGGTGATTTTGTTGAAACCGACTTAAGATCAGCTTTGCTCTTAATAGGCATCAAGAAAGCTATCGCTGCTCCTCTCCCACAGGAAGTAATTGTTACGACTGAGCCTGATCCGCTACCTACCAACCCAACCCCAAAACGGAGAAAAGCTAATGATTCACAACCTCGGATCCAAGACCTATCTAGCGAGCCTGCTGCCAGCATTAGCTCGCACAGCGACAGCTAACGGCACTGGCGTTGATCTGCAAGGATCTAATGACGCTGAGGGCGAAGCAGTTGTAATTCTTGATTGCGCGGCAGCAGGCGCGGGCACCAACCCCACCTACAACGTGAAAATTCAAGATTCTGCTGACAACAGCACATTTGCTGATGTTACTGGTGCAACTTTTACTCAAGTTACATCTACTGCTTCACAGCAAAAGCTGACGATCAACACTAATGACGTTCAACGTTATGTTCGCGCTGTAGCAACTATTGGCGGCACATCGTCACCATCCTTTGTTGCTTCCGTGACCTTGCTTTACGGCAAGAAATACGGTAACTAACCCCCATGGCGATATCTGATACGCTGGCATTTTTGAACACAAACGAGTTTGGCGTTACTTGCCAGATTGGTGCGGGTGCAAGTTTTGTCGGCGTATTGGATTCCCCAATGGATTTGATTGCTGGCGGTATGGCATTGTCTAGGGAGTATTTGCTATTAGCAAAAACTTCTGATGTCAGTGCCGCCGTTCGCGGTACTGCTATTACTGTCGCTGGCGCGTCTTACACGGTACGCGAAAACCGACCAATTGATGACGGGTTATTTTCTGAACTATTGCTTAGCAAGGTATAGCCGTGAGCAGTGTTTACAGGGTTAACAGCAGAGCAAACTGGACAAGCACAAATCCAATTTTGTTGCCGGGAGAGGTTGGGCTTGAAATGCCTGCTCGCAACATAAAAATAGGTAACGGCAGGTCAACTTGGCAGCAATTAAATTATTGCGGTAATCCTGGCTATTGCGGGTCATTTTATGACCTAACTTCACAAACTGCAGTAGCAAACACCCCAACAACAATTTATTTAAGATCAACTGATGCAGTAAGCAATGGCGTTTTAGTCACGCAAGGAACACGGATGACATTTAATTATGGCGGTGTTTATAGCATTGTGTATTCAGTGCAATTTAGCAATACAAACGCATCAATACATGACACAAATGTTTGGTTAAGTAGAAACGGCACTAATGTAACTGCAAGCGATAGCCGCTTTAGTATTACTGGAAGGCACGGCAGTGTTGATGGCAATGTAATTGGGGCAGTAAATTATGTTGTTTCAGTTGATGCAGAAGATTACTTTGAATTAATATGGGCCACAAGCCATGCGGATGTCTATATCCATGCTGAGGCAGCGCAAACCAGCCCCTTTGCGCATCCAAGCATCCCAGGCATCATCTGTACGGCTGTCCAAGTTGCTTCTAACTAATTATGGCTGATACACGCCGCGAA